ACTATAGTATTATTGTCTGTAGCATGATAATAAAAGAAATATGCGGAGGCCGTGCCAAAGCATTAACCGCCCCCGAGGGGCAACATTAGTCCAGAGGACAAACACTATGAGTGAAGAACGGATAGCAGAGTTAGAAGCCGCAATGGAGGCGCTGAGTGCCAAAAACCGCGAACTTCTAGGAGAAGTTAAAATTACCAGAGCGAAAGCAAAGGGAGTTGAGATAGACCCAAACGATTTCATGGCGCTTCAGACTGAAAATGAAACGCTTAAATTGCAACTCGACAAAACAGTCAAGGATAGCACGAAGACGATTGAAACATTGCAAGGAAGCCTGACAGAAAAAGATGGCGCACTACAATCATATTTAATCGACAACGGGTTAAACGATGCGATGCTAAAGGCTGGTATTAAGGCTGAATTTATGGCTGCTGCAAAGGCCATGTTAAAGTCTCAAACGAAGCTAATGGCGGACAATGGACAGTATTCCGCACTTATGGGTGACAAGCCGCTGAATGAAGCGATTGCTGAATGGGCCGCTGGCGATGAAGGTAAACACTTTGTTTCTGCACCCGCTAACTCTGGTGGTGGAGCCACTGGCGGAACTGGCAATGGTATTGCTCTAGCACCCAAGGGTAACCTTGGAGGCGACAAGACGCAGCGGACAAACGCAATCAAACAAATGTTCCCTGATTTAGCATAAGGATTTTAAGTTATGTCACTTTCGCAAATGAAAGTATTCAATGAATACGTAATGCCAGCCACCATCGAGACACTCTCGCAAATGGTTGACAAGTTTAACGCAGCATCGAACGGCGCAATCCGTTTGACCACCACTGGCTTTGACGGCGATTTCTATCAAGAGTCGTTCTTCGCTGCCGTGCATAGCGCACAGCGTCGAGTTGACCGTTATGCCGCACAAGGCGCTGCCGCTGCAACTGACCTTACTCAGCTTCAGTTGAACGGCGTAAAGGTTGCTGGTGGCTTTGGCCCAATCCGCTTCGAGCCTTCGCAGCTTACATGGTTGCAGAAGCCTACATCTGAAGGCATTGAAGTTGCATCGCGTAACTTTGCTGAAGCACTGATGGCTGACCAGTTGAACACTGCAATCGCTGCGTTGACTGCCGCAATCGCCAACCAAGGCGCTGCAACAACTGTAGACGTTTCGGCTACTGACCCTGTAACCTATGCCACAATGAACTCGGCCAACGGCTTGTTCGGTGACCATTCGTCGAGCATCGTTGCTAACGTCATGAACGGCGCTGCATATCATAAGCTGATTTCGCAGAACCTGACCAATGGCGCACAGTTGTTTGTTGCTCAGAACGTGCAGGTTGTAGACATCCTTGGCCGTCCAGTCATCGTGACTGACGCTCCTGCGCTGTATACTGCTGGCACGCCTAACAAGTCGAAGGTTCTCGGCTTGGCAGATAGCGCAGCCATCGTTTATGACGGCGGTGACGTTATCAGCAACATCGAAACCAACAACGGTCAGACCCGTATCGAAACAACGATGCAGGTTGATTACACCTTTGGCGTGGCTCTTAAGGGCTATAGCTGGGATGTTACCAACGGTGGCAAGTCGCCAACGGATGCAGAACTAGCAACTGGAACCAACTGGGACAAGGTAGCTACGTCAATCAAGCACACCGCTGGTGTCTTGGCAATCGGTGACGCTGACGCCTAAACTATAGTAAGGGGGCTGGCAGTTGATTGCTGGCCCCCAATCTATTAGGAGTATTTTATGGCTAAAATCATTTATGAACCGCATCCGATTAACCCTGCACGCAAAGCTAAGTTGCAAGCTGAGGGATACAAAATCATTGATGCAATCTTTGCTCCTGCTGGCACACCTATCCATGAAAAACTGGATACAGAAGAAGCCGCTATTGAACCAGAAGCTGAACCAGAAGATACGCTAGTAGCGTATGAGGCTGAAGCAGAAGTTGACGAAGCCGCTGAAGCACTTGATGAACCCGTTGAGGAATTCATTGTTGAAGTTGCTGCAAAGCGCAAACGCTCGAAAAAAGGTTAATTAAATGGCATTCGTGGTCGAAACAGGTGCAGGGCTTTCTAATGCTAACAGCTACGCCAGCGTTTCGGCTGCGGATAGCTATGTAGCTGACCGTGGTATAGCGGGATGGACAGCATTAAGCTCCACAATCAAGCAGCAATCATTGGTGAACGCTACAGATTATCTGGAAGCTACATATCGCGGTGCTTGGAAAGGCAATCGCGTTAGTGAAACGCAGTCGCTGTCGTGGCCGCGATATAACGTAATTGTTGATGGATTTAATTTCCCTGCAAATGTCGTGCCAACGCAAGTAATAAATGCTTGCATCGAAATGGCTATACGGGCTTCACTTGGTGAGACTTTACTTGCTGACCAAGGCCAAAGGGTAAAGCGCGAAAAGATTGATGTGATTGAGGTTGAATACCAAGATTATTCAGACCCAACGCAGCGTTACCCATTAGTCAATCGCATGGTTATGCCATACCTAATTTCTGCATCTGAAAGCGGGTTTGCTGTGGTTAGGCCACTTCGCACATGAGTAGCCAAGCGCAAACAGCATCACGGCTGCTTGCTAAATATGGCGAAGCGGTGTCCATCATCTTTCCTGTTTATGGCGGGACAGACCCCATAACAGGCGCGGTTATTGGAACTAACACTAGCACGACGATAACGGGCAAGGGCTATCCAGCACTTTATCAAAAAAAGGATGTAGACGGCACAAGCATCAAGGCTGGTGATATACGTTTAATCCTTGAACTGATAAGCACGCCGCCGACTGTTGGTTGCTTGGCATCCGTTGACAGCACAACATATCGCATAATGAATGTTCAACCTATTCGCCTTACTGGTGAAGATGTAATTTACATTTGTCAGATAAGGGCGAACTAATGATACCTATAGGTGAGCGCGTGTTTTTTCCATCTCATTGGGACTCAGGCATTCTGGATAGCGTGCTATGTGACACGAATAACCATGTGATAGCCTATATCATCATGCTGGATGACGGTAAGAAGGTGGCTATAGATATGCAACTGGTGGAAGCTTTAGATGAGTAATTCCAAAATAGCCGCTGCGCTGGCAACAAAACTTAACACGCTAAACCTGCCTACCCATTGGGAGAACAGCAGCTTTACGCCTGTTGCTGGGCAAATCTATGTATCTGAAAGCCTGTTGCAAGGCGCAACCATTCCTATAGGCATTGCCACTGGCTCAAGCGATGAACTGGGCGGCATATACCAAGTGCTTGTTTACGCGCCTATGGACGCTGGCAAGGGCGCTGGCAGGGCTGTTGCTGATACTGTGTCCGCTGCATTCCAGCGTGGCGCTAGATTGACTTACCAAGGCGTCACAGTGACCATCCAAAACGTTTCACAATCGGCTGCATTTATATCTGGCGATAGATTTGTTATCCCTGTCAGCATTGCTTATCGTTCATTCTCATGAGCACTTTCAAATTAGATGTAAGCAAATTTATTGACAAGACCAGCAAGGGTGCTGACGCTCAAGTCCGCAAGATATGCTTGGACTTATTAACGGGCATCGTGCTTAAAACGCCTGTAGACACTGGCCGCGCAAGAGCCAACTGGTTTACCAGCATTGGTAGCCCAAGCGATAATGTAACAGAGTCAATAGACCCAAGCGGTTCTTCAACTATTACTGGTTCGCTAGGCGCAATATCCAAAGCAACGGGCAATGTTTTGTGGATTACAAATAACCTGCCGTATATTTACAGGCTTGAATTTGAGGGCTGGTCAAGACAAGCCCCTGCTGGGATGGTTCGCGTCACAGTCAACGATATTACAAGGCAGCTAACATAGACTTACTTTGTGATAAAAAAAATGCTATAACAACCAAACCACTTGCAATTGGAGTAATTTAAATGTCTGATATTGTTTCCTCGGTCGGCACTGTTGTTTCAGTTTCCACCACCGCACCTGCAACTTATGACGCTGCTGGTTTCGGCGCTCTTACTTGGTCAACTTGCGGCGAATTGGCTGAATTGCCTTCGTTCGGCGCTGAAGCTGCCCTTGCTACGCACACCCCGCTGGCTACTGGCATTGTTGCCAAGCGCCGTGGTTCGCTTAACTATGGTTCAGTAGCTTTGACCATGGCCGTATCTGATACGGATGCTGGTCAAACTGTTCTGCAAGACTCGGCTGAAGCCGCTGCTGGTTCTGACGCCGCTGTTTCGGTTAAGGTTGTGCTTGTTAATGGCGAAATTCAGTATTTCACCGCACAGGTCATGTCCTACAAGGTCAATGTTGGCAATGCTGACGCCATCACGATGGCTGAAGTTACGCTGGAAATTGACAACTCGATTATCAAAGTCTAATTAGCTGAAACGCTAGAAGAACTTGGGTAGGCAAATCACTATCCGGCTTGCCTACCCAAGACAAAAGCCGGATATTTAGAAGGATAGTTTCTAATGGATTTAAATAGCTTAAAGCCTGTAATGGCTGACGATGGCGCTGTTCTAAACATCGCACACCCCGAAACTGAAGAAGTTATTGAGGGAATGACGATTACTTTGCTTGGTCAAGACAGCAAGGTTTATCGCAAAATTCAACTTGCCAAACAACAAACCGCATTGAACCGCATTTCAAAAGGCAAGAAAGCTGTCGATTTTGACGCTGAAAAGCTGGCTGAAGATAGCATTGATGACCTTGTGAAGCTGACTGTTTCTTGGACAGGCTTTACGCTTGACGGCGATAAGCTAGAATGCACGCCAGATAACGTCCGCAAGGTTTATGGCGAATGGGTTTGGATTAAAGAGCAGGTTGCTGAATTCGTGGCGGAACGCGCTAACTTTTTTCGCACAAACGCTCCAACAACTAATACTGTTCGTAAAACAAACAGCGTGGCTTAACACAATCCCGTTGAAGGCCAAGCGCCCAAGACGGGAAACCAAGTCAAACGCAATGCCGCCTTTAACTGGTGGGGCTTACCTTATTGAGATATTATTTGAGGTTGGCCCCTCCAAGCCTATGGGCATGGGTGGTAGCGTTGGCATAGATGAAATTGATTTGGCTGCATGGATGTCAAATCAGAATGTGCAATTAACCCCTTGGGAAGCACAAACTATCAGGCGCTTATCGCATGAATACGCTGCGATGCTATCTGTTAGCTCTGAACCTAACACGCCAGCGCCTTGGTCTAACACCCAAGCAATCACTGATGAAATGCGCGAAAAAATATCTAATGCGATGTCTGATTGGAGTAATCGCATCAATACCAAGACAAGATGACATACTTGTGCTATGAGGCTAATTAAGAGATAACGCTCTGGGCCTCATAGGATATTGCGCGTGGCAGATTTAGCTAACCTCAGAATTTCAGTTGATAGCCGTGAGGTTAAAACCGCCACTAGCGATTTGAATAAATTGTCGCGTGCTTCTGGCGATGCAGAGCAAAAAACAAATGGTCTTGGTCGCGCATTTGGTGGCTTGCGTGGCGTTCTGGCTGGCCTTGGTTTTGGCTTGCTGGCTCGTGAACTAATTGTGATGGCTGATACTTTTACCAATATGCAAAGCCAAATTAGGTTGGTTACTAGTAGCACCGAAGAATTAACTGCTGTTCAAACACGCTTATTTCAAATGGCGCAGAATAGCCGTGTAAGCTATGAGGGAACTGTTGACCTTTATGCACGGCTGGCTCGTTCAACCAAGGCACTAGGTGTTAGCCAAGAGTCAATTTTGACCGTGACTGACAGTATTAACAAAGCCCTATTGGTTTCTGGCACTAGCTCCGCACAAGCATCTGGCTCCTTAATGCAGTTGGGCCAAGCTTTTGCGTCCGGCGCGTTGCGTGGCGATGAACTTAACTCCGTCATGGAAGGTATGCCTCGCGTAGCAACCATGATTGCTGAAGGCATGGGCATAAGCGTTGGTGAATTGAAAAAGCTTGGCGAACAAGGCAAGCTAACAGGCGCTGAAGTATTTAACGCCATTATGAAAATGAAGGATAGCGTTGAGGTTGAGGCAGCTAAAATGCCTATGACCTTTGGGCAGTCTATGACTGTATTACGCAATTCTCTTATACAATTTGTCGGCAGCGCAAATGAAACATTAGGAATTACAAGAAACCTTGCGGCCTTGATTGCCTTGCTAGCAAATAATTTAGATGTGCTTGCTGTCGCCGTAGGAACCGCTGGAGCCGCATTTGTTGCTCTTAAAGCGAGCATGGCTGTAAGCTTTGTTGTTTCTTATATTCGCTCCGTAATCGGTCTGCAAATGGCATTGGGAGCAACAGGCACTGCGTCTGCTATCTTTAGCGCAGGTCTTAAAATGATAGAAGGCGCATTTCGGTCACTTACGGCGACCATGATGCTCAACCCATTTGTAGCAGTTGCAAGTGCGATTGTTGCTGTGACAACATTGCTATATGCCAACCGTGACGCACAAGTGCAGGTGGCTGGGCAAACCGTGCGCTTTGGCGACATATTCCTTGGCGTGTTTGAACTAATTAAGCAGGGCGTTGCGTTCGTCACTAAGATATTCCGTGAAGGTTGGGCGGCTGCTATTGGTTCCGTTGCGCCTAACTTGGCATGGCTTGGCGGCATTTTCAGCAAAGTATTCAGCGCGATTGGTGGCTTCATCAAGAGCTGGATTAACACACAAATTGGTTTCTTCGCTGGCTTATGGGCTGCTGTAACCGCCATTTTTAAGGGCGAGGACATAACAGACGCTTTTGGCGCAGCCTTTAAGAAGGATTATGTCGGCGGGTTTGTAAAGCAAGTTGGCAACGGTATTGTTTCGCTTGCAAATCTAGGCGCTCAAGCAAACAAGACCAGCAAAGCTGCCGTGAGTTTAGGTGAACAGGGGATGGCTACAGCCACGGCTGCAATGGGCAAGACGGCCAAGAAGACCAAAGAAGCCACAGACGAGCTAAAAAAATATCGTGACGCTTTAGCTGATATGGTGGTCGAAGGCAAAAAGATTGGAATGACACCTGAACAAGCCAAGGCTTTTGATGTTGAAGCACTTGCGGATGAGGCTGAGGCTGTAGCTAAAGCCAACAAGCTTAATATTGGAACTCTTGCCGACCGAATTCGTCAGCAAGGTATGCTTAATGCACTAAATGAATATTCGGCTGGTATACAGAAAAAAGTTTCTGATGAACTAAAAGATTATGCCAAGTCGATTGTTGAGGCAAATAAAGAACACAAAAACACAATGACTACATTAAAGGGCGAAGCAACGCTTATCGGCCTTGTTGGTGTAGAACGCGAAAAAGCTTCATTGGCTTTGGAGCGTGAAGCATATGTGTTGAAACATGGCGTTACTGCATGGGAAGAATATTATGCTGCGCGTCTTGCTGGCATTGATAAGCAAAGTGTTTTTGATAAAGACATTGAGGCTCTGCAAACCCTCACTAACAATCTTGAGACTGCCGCTGGTATGATTGGCGGCAAGGGTGGTCGTGCATTGCAGGGCGCTCTGAAAATGGAACTGGTGTTGGCTGATGGGACAACGGAGAAACTTAGCCAAACTCTTGCAAAGTCCTTTAAAGGATTGAGTGATATTCTTGCACAAGCCGTAGCTGGTATGCAGATTGGCAACTTAGTCGGTGGAGCGGCTGGCAGCAAAACTGGCGGCACTATCGGCGGCGGCATTGGCGGAGCGTTAGGTAAGAAGCTGCTAACAGGTGGCCTTGAAAAAATAATGCCTCAACTTGGTCAATTTGCTGGGCCTCTGGGTGCTTTAGCTGGTGGCCTTCTGGGGGGCGTGATTGGCGGCTTGCTAAAGAAAACCAAGACAGGTTCCGTTACGCTCAATCAAATTGCTGGCGGCGCAATGGAGCGCACCCTGACGGGCAACAGCGCACAGTTAAAAGACATCGCTAACAACATGGCTAATGGCTTACTCAAAGGCGTTGGCAACATCGCAGAACAGCTTGGCGGCACATTGGGTGGCAACGTCAAAGTTAGCCTTGGTATGCGTAAAAAGGACTTTGTGGTTGACCCTACTGGCGGTGGTCGCACTAAGGGTGCTGGCGTTAAGAACTTTGGCACAGATGAAGCGGCTGCGGTTGCATACGTTACGCAACTGGCAATCCAACAGGGTATCGTCACTGGTATCAGTGCTGGAGCGCAGACCCTTATTCGCGCTGGCAATGACCTAAACGAGCAAGTCCAAAAGGCGCTGAAGTTTGACCAAGTGTTTAAGGACTTGGTGAACGAGAGCGACCCACTGCGTGCAAGCCTTGATGAGCTATCCGTTGAAATGGAGAAGCTGAAGGCTATCTTTGCTGAAGCTGGTGCATCGGCTGCTGACTATGCGAAGCTTGAAGAACTGTATGCTATCAAGCAAGCCAAGGCGACATTTGAAGCTAACAGACCGCGCCGTGAGTTGGAAATTCAACTTATGGAAGCGCAGGGCCGTTCGGTTGAGGCGCTTGCTGCAAGCCGTCAGCTTGAATTGGAAGCAATGGATGAAGGTCTTCGTGGCATTCAGCGCCAAATCTTTGCTCAACAGGACTTGAACGCAGCTAACGAGGCTGTTGCCGCTGCTGAGGCCCGTGTAGCAGATGCTCGCCGCGCACAGCGTGAGCGTGAAATTGAAAGTATGCGTGCACAAATTGATGGGCTAGATACTATCATTGCTCGCCGTGAAGATGCACAGGCGGCTCTACGTCAAGCCTATGATGCTGAAATTTCCAGAATTGATGCGGAAATCAGCAAGCGTAATGACAACATTGCGTCACTTGAAGACGCCTATTCGAGCCAAGCCAGCATCATACAAGGCACGATTGACCAATTCCGCGACTTCGCATCATCATTGCGCGATTTTGCATCATCCATCATTCCTATGAATGGCAGTGGCCCACAATCCTTGGAAGCCTTGCGCCGCCGTTTTGCAGATATCACACGGGCTGCTCTTGGTGGCGACACAACAGCAATGGGCCAAGTTGCTGGTGCTGGTGGTGAATTGCGTGAAAGCATTATGGCAAATGCTACTGACCGCACATCTATGCTGCGCCAGCTTTTCGCATTGCAAAATCAAACGCTAGAGTTTGCCAATCAAGCTGACCAGCAAGCATCTATAGGACAGCAGCAGCTTACCACCCTTCGCGCACAATATGATGTGATGATTGCGGCAGAGCAAAGCGCAATCGCAAATTATGAGGCGCAAAAGCTGGCCCTGACTGCCCAAGTTGAACAGTTTATCACGCTAAATGAAAAGGTTTTGTCAGTTGATGAAGCCATCAGGCAGCTTCAAAGTGCTGAACAAGCGGCTATCGAGGCTGAAGGCCAAAAGGCTACTTTGCTGGCACAGATTGACGCGCTGCTTGCCCTTGACCAAACAGTGATTGACCTTACTGGGGCTGAACGTGAACTTGCTGACGCACAGGCTCAACGCGATAATTTGCTTATGGAGATAAACCGCAACGGCCTTGCAGCTATTGCTTACGAAACGCGCTTAGTCGCTGCTAACATTGCCGCTTCAACTGCAGCTACTAAGGCTGCTGCGGCTGCTGCAGCCGCTTTGCCTAACAATGTCATTCCATTCCCTATTATGGGTGGAAGCTCTGGCGCTGGCGGCGGTTTTGGCGGTGGTGGTGGAGAATTTGGCTCTAACAACAATATCCTTCCATTTGCCAATGGTGGTATTCATAGTGGTGGTCTTCGCATTGTTGGCGAGAATGGCCCTGAGCTTGAAGCAACTGGCCCAAGCCGCATTTACAACGCGAACCAACTTAATGATATGATGGGCAGCGTAGGAACAGCTGAGGAAGTTAAGGGGCTACGCGAAGAACTTAAACTTGCTGTGTATCAAATCGCTAAAAATACTGGTAAGAGCTATAATCTCATGAACCGTTGGGATGGCAATGGTTTGCCAGATATTAGGGAGGATGCCAGTGATTATTATTAACCCTGTCCCTATTACTGCGGCGATGCTGACGGCATCTAACGTCCCTGAGACGGATGCTCCTGCTTGGACGGCTGGCACTTATACGCTTGGCACACAACGCATCTATGACCATCGCGTCTATGAGGTGGTTGTTGCCAGCACAACTGACCGCCCTGACCTTGGCGCAGCTGCAATACCAGCCACATGGTTAGACCTTGGCGCGACTAATCGCTTCAAGATGTTTGACCAGATTATTAACACGCAGACAGTTTATGCTGCTGAGATTGATGTCGATATTACGCCAGCAGCTATTGTGAATTCCGCTGCATTTTTTGGGCTATTGGGGACTTCAATTACGCTCACGGTCACTGACCCACTTGAAGGCGTGGTCTATACTGAAACAAGAAGCCTACAAGACAACACGCTGATTATTGACTGGTATCCTTACTTTTTTGAGGAAATTGCCTATTTATCAGACATGGTTTTTTTAAACCTTCCTGCCTATGGAAATGCGACATTGAACGCCGTTATTGACAACGGCATAAGTGACGCAAAGGTTGGTGAGGTTGTTATTGGTAAACAGCGCAATCTTGGCGTTTCCAATTATGGCACTAGCGTCAGCATTCAAGACTATTCAATCAAATCTACTGATGAGTTTGGCAATACAATTATTGTGCAACGTGCTTTTGCTAAACGGGCTGACTATGATGTAACGGTTGAGACATCATCTGTAGCCGCTGTGCAGAAAGCACTTGCCGATATCCGCACGACACCTACTGTTTTTATTGGCGATGAGAACCGACCCGAAACTGTAGTCTATGGATTTTACAAGCAATTTGATATAGTGCTATCTACACCGAGCATTTCAGATTGCTCTATTGAAGTTGAAGGATTGGTATAATGCCCGCACCGCAAATTTCCCCGCTGCCTACACCGCCGTCACGCTCACAATCACCTGCCACATTCAGCACAGATGCTGATGCTTTTTTGGGCGCTTTACCTGACTTTCAAGAAGAAGCTAACGACCAAGCTGATTATCTTGATGCACTAGCAGTAACTGTTGACGCTGATGCTACATCCGCTTCTAATTCGGCTGCTATTGCTGCTGGCGCTGCAAATTATGTTGGCGACTACAGTGCGGGAACAACCTATCAAATTGGCGAAAGCGTTAGTTATAATGGCCGCCGCTATGTAGCTAAAACTGTAAACACTGGCGTCACCCCTGCGGATGGGGCAAACTGGTTTCTGATTAACGATGGCGATGTTCTGGGGCCTGCCAGCGCGACTAATAACGGCTTGGCTGCGTTTGACGGAACAACTGGCAAGCAAATTAAGGCGGCTGGAACTGTAAGTGTTGCTCAAGGCGGGACTGGAGCTACATCACTTACTGCCAACGCTGTTCTTGTCGGAAATGGCACTTCAGCAGTTTCGGCTATTGCGCCGAGCACTTCGGGTAACCTTCTAACCAGCAACGGCACAACTTGGGAAAGCACAGCCCCACCTGCGACTGGGTTTAGCAATCTTCAAGTATTCGAGTCATCTGGCACGTTTACCGTCCCTGCTGGAGTCACTAAGGTAAAAGTAACTGTAATAGGCGGCGGCGGTAATGGTGCTACTGCCAGCGGTGGCGGCGGCGCTGTTAAAATTGTCGGCGGCGGCGGCGGCGGCGGCGGGACTGCAATTAAAATTGTAAGTGGCCTAACCCCCGCAAGCACTGTTTCGGTGACTGTTGGCGGCGCAGCAGGAACATCCTCGTTTGGTGCGTATTGCTCTGCCACGGGCGGCGCTAACGGCACTAATAGTGGCGCAAGTGGCGGATTGGGTTCGTCGGGTGATTTGAACGCAGCTGGCGGCAGCGGTGGCGCAGGTGGGTCAGGAGGAACATTTCCCCCAACCTACGGTGGTTCTTCGTCAATAGGCGGCAGTGGCGGCGCTGTTTCATCTGGCGCTGGCAAGGCTGGTGGCGCATATGGCGGCGGCGGAAGTGGCGGTGTTTCTGAAAATACCGCAGCTGGCGGAGCTGGTGCAGCTGGCATTGTAATCGTGGAGTATTGATATGAAAAACGCTCTTATTTCTCCTAATGAAATTGTCTACGATTTTGCAGGACTACCCCTTGGGCAGCGCGTGGCACAAGTGTCGGAAATTGCTTTTGAAATCTCGCCTCCTTTGTTCTGGGTGGATTGCGATGATGACACTGTTGCAGAGGAGGTTTTCTTTGACGTTGAAACAGGCGACATTAAACCAATACCCAATCTTGACGCACTAAATAGCTTGTAATGTCTCCGCCTGACGTTCTCACGCTTAAACTTGAAATGCTCCACAGTGATGTTGTGGAGGTTAAAAGTGCGCTCAATAAATTATCGGAGGCAATCACAAAATTGGCCCTTGTTGAGCAACAGCAAACACAAACCGCTGAGGCGTTAGAGCGTGCGTTTAAGACCATATCCAAGATTGATGACAGGCTGTCTGCGCTTGAAATGGCAGCGCCTAAGCACAAGGAAACGTCTGGCTGGATGGACAGATTTATTCTTGCCATTATAGTGGCTGCAATGGGCTTCATTGGAACCAAACTAGGGGCGCTGTGATATGCCGCTGATTAAAGGCTACTCACCCAAGAGCGTGTCAAAGAACATCTCACGCGAAATAAAGCGGGGCAAAAGCCAAAAGCAAGCCGTCGCTATTGCGTTGTCGGTAGCCTCTGAGGCTAAGAAGAAGCGCAAGAAGCGTTAGCCCCAGATAGCGTAATACAGGACGTAAAACCAACCAAAGAAACCATGCAACATGGCCCACAGGATACTTTGGTTTACGCTCCAGCTAATTACCACTGCCAGCGCCGTGCCAATTCCGCCTACCCATTCACCTGTTGTCATGCCGTTATCCCTTGCCAAATAGCCTTAAAACGTGCTTTCTTGTGTATAGATTGAAACTTTGCTAAGGCAACAGTCATGAAAGATGCCACCCCTCGCTGGATGCGGATAGCAAAATCCTTTACGGGCTTGCAAGAAGTGCGCGGCCCAAAGCACAGCAATATCATTATTGGCTGGCTTGAAAAGCTGGGCGCTTGGTGGCGCGATGACGAAACCCCTTGGTGCGGCGTCTTTGTGGCGTATTGCATGAAGGAGGCTAAGTTGCCTTTCCCTAAGATGTATATGCGTGCAAAAGCATGGGCTGACTATGGTTCGCTGTTGCGCCGTGACCGCTTATCGGTTGGCGCTATTCTTGTCTTTGACCGTGCTGGCGGCGGACACGTTGGCTTCTATGTTGGCGAAGATGCTGGACACTACTATGTCCTTGGCGGCAATCAAAGCAATGCTGTCAATGTCATGAAGCTGGGCAAAAGTCGTTTGGTCGCCTCACGCTGGCCCAAGGGTGAGCCTGTTCTTGGCAAGCCCGTTTATTTGAAAGGTGGAGTTGTTTCCACTAACGAAGCGTAAAGGATAGATTATGAAGATTGTATCTTGGATAGCAAATCGTTTGAAAGAGCCTAGCACATACGCAGGGTTCGCTGGAATGGCATTGGCTTTTGGCTTGTCTGACGCAGAGTGGGCGGCGGTATCTACTGCTGCGGCTGGCGTAGCTGGTCTTGTCGCTATGCTTTTGGCTGATACATCTGCGGAAGTCGCAGAGTAATGAAGCTCTTGACGGCCCTACTGGGTGTTTTGAACAAGTTGTTGGGACTTTGGACGGAACATCGTTGGAAGCGGCAGGGCCGTCAAGAAACCATTAAAGAAATGAATGAGACTATCAATGAGCAAATTGCACTTGGCGAAGCTGCCATTGTTACTCCTGACCTTGTTCGCACTGAGCGGCTGCGCGACCGTTTCGACCGTTCCCGTAAATAGTTACTGCGCTATCGCAAAACCTATAACCTATGACGCAACGCAAGACACGCCAGAAACAGTAGCGGAAGTCGAGCTACATAATAGCGTCTTTACTTGTCTTTGCGAGTCTGATTGTCCGAAAGGCAAGTAAATGCCAGGAATTCCGTTAAAAATAGACGAAGCGTTGTTTGAATATGCTACGCCTCGCCAACGCGAATTGCTTGAGGCAATCAATCTGCATGGAAGTGCAAAGGCTGCGTCTCTTGCATTAAATATGAATAAAGGCGCTGCCAGCGATGCTTACAACGCAGTCGTAAGGAAAGCTGCTCGTTCTGGTTACTCACCAAAACATGACTTCACCCGTCCCGTCCCTGATGGCTATGTAGCCAAGGGCGTCAGCACATACTACAACGCTGATGGCAAAGCAGCGGGACAATGGGTAAAAGCATCCCTTAGCCACCAAGCCCTTGTTGACGCCATGCGTGAGGCCGTTGACGGCTTTAAGGACGAAATACTACCCGCAAGCGTTATCGTTGCTCCACAGGCTTGTGAGGAGCATTTGTGCAACCTCTACACATTCACTGACTACCACCTTGGTATGCTGGCATGGCACAAAGAGGGTGGAAGCGATTGGAATATCTCGCTGGCAGAGAAAACAATCATTGCCGCATTGTCGCAGATGATTGACCAAAGCCCAAAGGCTCACACCGCTGTCATTAACATTCAAGGCGACTTCCTGCATACGGATGGCAAGACACCTGTAACGCCAGCCAGCAAACACGTTCTGGACGCTGATAGCCGCTTTCCCAAGATACGCAGGTCAGCCATTCGCGTTATCCGCTCACTGGTAGCCATGTCTTTGCAGCGCCATCAGGAAGTGCATTTGATTATCGCAGAAGGCAATCACGACGAAGAAAGTGCTGGCTGGCTGTCAGACCTATTCTCAGTGCATTACGAAGAAGAACCGCGCATTAGTGTCAGCGATGCCGTGCTGCCGTTCTACGTCTTTGAATGGGGCGCTACCATGCTTGGCGTGCATCACGGCCACAAGGTCAAGAACGAGAGCCTACCGCTGCTGTTTGCAGCACAGTTTCCGCAAGAGTGGGGCAGGACTACCCGCCGCGAGATACATTGCGGACATCGCCACCACAGGGACGAAAAAGAGTATAACGGGGTAACTGTTGTCCAGCATCCAACACTAGCTGCTAGGGACGCTTATGCCGCCCGTGGTGGCTGGATTGCTGACAGGGCGGCATGGGCTATAACGTATCATAAAAGGTTCGGCGCTGTTGGTCGAGTAATGATTACTACCGAAATGCTGGAAGTCAGTTAAATGTGACCAACATAATCCAGCACTTGCTTTAGCGCCTTTATGTCTTTTTTGTATTCCTTGACATCATCTGGATGACCACCTTTTTTTATCTCAACAAGGTTTCCCTCTAACGTCATCAGTGTGTCGTGAAGCCAAGCGCGAACAATTCCGTCCAACTGGCTCACATCTATATCAATCATCATTTGCTTTGCCCCCATTGCGCGGCTTACCCGCTGCTTCCCAAGACTGCACGGCATCTAACCAACATTCAGCATCATGCTTATCTTCAATGCAGTATGCAGTTTGTTTATTAATTTCTTCGTCAGTCATTAAATCAAAGTCCTGTGAGTATTGCCTCCACATTTTATTTTTAGCAGTGCGCTGTTCTTGTGTAATCATTTCAATAATAGATAATGTAAGCGCGGTTATAGCCTTAAAATGAATGGCAGCATGGATAGCATCAAAGTCACTCTGCACTTTATAATCACGAATATTCTCTAGGGTAGAGATTGCTTCTTGAAGCGCGTCTTTCATTTACCTTACTCCTTATCCAAGTCTAGTTATGAACGTAACGCCATTCACAGTGCGGCACTTAAAGCACTTGCCATGTCGTATCGCATATTGTGACA